CGGATGTGCAGGCGGTAATTGATCCGGTTATCGAGGGGATGGATTTGCTTTCAAAAGGGCAAGAGCGGCAGGAAGCCCTCGCCTATGCCGCCCGTGCCGCCCACTATGCCGCCGCCCGTGCCGCCCACTATGCCGCCGCCTATGCCGCCCGTGCCGCCCACTATGCCGCCTCCGATGCCGCCAGTGCCGCCCACTACGCCGCCTATGTCGCCCGCTATGCCTCCTATGCCGCCTCCTATGCCGCCAGTGCCGCCGCCCACTATGCCGCCAGTGCCGCCGTACGCATCCGCCAGCGCGACACGTTGATTTCACTGATCGCCAGCGCACCTATGGGGAGCCAGTAGAAAAAGGTTGACAACACCCTACTCTAGTGTTATATTAACGCATAGGGCAACACAACAAGAGGGACTACACAATGATCAACACACGCGATGAATACGCAGTATGGGCTTTCGGATGTGGTTCAAACTCAAAGACCGCTTTGAAGATCTTACTCACAGCGATCCACACTATCGTCTGGGCTACATCACCGCAATGAAAAACGGTTGACACTGACAGAACTGAGTGTATACTAAGTGAGTAATAGGGCAACACACAAGAGGACGCACACAATGGCTTATCATGTTGTACACGCTACCTACCGTAAGCGCAACGCAGAGGCAGCACTTGCCCGCTATGACAACGCTTACCTGTACTACACTCCGCACAGCGGATGGCAAGTGAGAGTTCCAACGGAATAAAGGTTGACACGGCTCAAAGGCTGTGTTAATATAAGTTATAAGAGCAGATAAACATCTGCTTTCAGGGCAACACAACAAGAGGGATATACACAATGAACACTACTGTTGAAACACTGAACTGCCAAGCCGTAGCAGAGGAAATGCGCACAGCCGCACTGGAGGCAGCACTGGCACGGATTGAACAGTATGGCGAGCAATGGTTCTGCGGCTTTGCTTGGGTAACTGTATACCCACAGCACCGAGGCAACACTCGTGCGGGCAAGGCTGAGCGTCGGGTACTGGAAGCAATGGGCCTGCGCAAGGACTGGACTGGTAAGGCATATGAACTGTGGAACCCCAGTGGCTTGGGCACACAGTGTATGAGCACTAAGGAAGCGGGTGCAGGTGCTGCTGCGGCGGTGCTGAAGCGTTACGGCTTCACAGCATCGGCACACAGTAGAGCAGACTAACAGCAACTAGTCATTGTTGTGTTCCGGGAAGGGTATAGTGTTTGACACTGTACCTTTTCTCTTGTGTGATTAATAAACTAATATAACATCACTTGCTGTGCGGTGCGAGCAAAAAGTTTTGTTAGATTTCAAGGGGTTATCAAAAAAAAAAAATATTTTTTGATGGGGGGCGGGGCATATAAAATAAATTGTTGATAAACAACAGCTTATGCTTAATGACACGTTTTAAAATATAGGTGATGCAAAATCACCACCTCACTTCTATAAGTACTTCACCACAAAAAACTGCGCAGCAATTTTTTCTCATCCAAATACCCATTTGTATAAATACTGTATGATGCTTACAGCGGTTCAATTGTATTTCTTTTTGGGTATGGCCACTGGCGCTGTGTTGATGCTGCTGTTGATACTGATGTCATGGTTAGCATCTCGGTTCTAAATTTTTCTGCGCAATTGAGATTTGCGTAGCAAAACCAAATCTCTCAAATTTTTTATCACTACAAAACCAATTTCACCTCTGCGAGTGACGCGGGCTTACGAAGTAAACTGCGAAAGAGCAGCTAACCAGCACTGTGCTGGTTCATACAATAGATCTACAGTTGACAACACAGTGCCTCTACAGTATACTATTCATATGGCACATCACAGTAGATAACTCAGTGGGCACTGGCTCACAGTTCACTTATCCTATACACAGTCTCATGCTCAGCCCCATAGCAGCACAGTTTGAACTGTTGGGATTCACTGTACAGCCAATGCCTTTGCACGGCGGGCCAGCTATCACAGTGAGTCACGCCGCCCACGGTGCTATCACACTGTTTCTGCTTAAACACAGTGCGGAAAAGATTGTTATACAGAGAATGGCATAATCTCTCTCTGTTACTCTGTCAGTCTAATCTAAAACACCATCTTTTAGTCAATCGCCCATTGCGGGGTGTTGCACAGCGTTGATTTCAGTGTTAAACGCAGGTTGTTCAGTTTTGTTTTTTATACTGTGCAGTAGTACCGTTGTACTGATCGGGTGGATTTTTGCTCAGTAAACGCTGATTTTACGTTGTAAAAAAGCGTTTACCGCTCTGCGGCTGTGGGGCTTACCGCTGCGGCTTCGCCGTGTGTTCGGGCTCTAGTCGCCCGGAAGGTTGTTGAGAAACTGTCTCAGTTTGGTTGAGTCTGTTTCAGCACGTATCCGTTTAACAGGTTCACCTTCGTTGGGGTCTGTGTTCACTGTGCCTGAGTTGCCCTGTGTGCTGTTGCGCTTCAGTGCTGCCAGTATCTTTGATCCGCCTTGTGTAGCAGTAGTGGTTTCTTCTGCGTCTTCACCTAGGTCAAAGATTCTCAGTGTGTCCACATCAAAGCCAAGATCAATCTTTGAGTTAACACCACTGCTACTTCTAGTCTTCATCAGCTGGATCTGATAGCGTCCACGTTCTCTCATAGCTCTGCTGGTAAAGATACCGATCAGATTGTCTGCTGTGTTGATCTTGGATATACCACCAGAGATGTGACTATGATCAAATTCAATCTCTTCTACACTGCTTCTGTTCAACTGTGCTGCTGTTACAAACACCACTTTGAGTTCCATGGCCAAGTTACGCAGTTCTTCTGATACATACTTGTCTTTGACGAACAGGTTCTCTGCTGATATCTTAGCTGCAATAGGATGCATCAGATCTAGATAGTCTACCAATACTGCGTCCACACGTCGACCCATTTTGATTTCATACTCTTTGATGTATGCTCTGATATCGTTGGCGTTCTTGCCTGTGGGCATGTACTTGACCTGGAAGGCACCGCTCTTCTTGCCGATCATGCGCACTTTGATTTCAACGTCGTCGATATTCTTAAAAACGTCTCTACTAGGTATGTCTGATATCATTGAGTCCAGTCGCATACTCACTAGGTTCTCGCTGAGTTCGAAAGTGAGATACAGCACGTTCATACCTGTTAATGCCCAGTTCACACCCAGATTGGCCATGAACAAACTCTTGCCTGATCCTGATCCACCTGCGAAGATGTTGAGTTCGCCTCTGTTGAATCCACCAAACAGTTTGCGGTCCAGATTGGGCCAACCAGTGCTTACTTGTCCGTTGTTGTCTTTGATAGCTTCCAGTCTAGCTCTGGGGTCTGCCCAGTAGTCTGTGCCAAGGTCTTTCTGTAAGCCTATCTGCACAGCCTTCTTGACTAGATCCTCAACAGGACCATACTCACCCTTTTCCAGTAGGTCAGCTGATTTGAGAATAGCAGCTTCCAGTGCTTTGTGTCTACTAAAAGTTTCAAACTCACTCAGCAGCCAATCATAGTGACTTTCCTGTAGCTGTCCTGGATCTTTTAGATCTGTTCGAGTAGCAGCGTTGATCATATCAAATGTGGGCAGGCCGTTGTGTTCACCCACATAGTTTTTCAAGAACTCTGCTGCGGGCTGTAGGCGCCTGTCAAATGTGTTGGAGTCAAACACACCCTGACAGCGTATAAAGCTTTCTGCATCTGTGAGAAACATTTCCAGATACACACGCTGTATATCGTATCCATAGTCAGTATTTTGTCTAGTTGTCATTTTGTTTCCCTTATGTGCGAAGTTGCTTTGACACTGCCACAACTGCTACAGTTTACTATTATAACTCGAAATCTGTGTGTGTCAACAGTGATTAGATGTTCACTGGTTACTATCTGTGTACTGTCACAGCAGCCAGCAGTCAGTGCCATGCTGTGCCTATATTGTCGATTCTGTGCTGTGAGTGTGCTAGCACACAGCCCACAGCACTGCCTGGGTCACCTGGACGTGGCGGCACCCATACTGTGTCCCATCCACTGGTGATGCGTGATACTGCGTCTCTGTTCATTGCTCCGCCTCCTGCTACGGCTAGGTGTGTAGTGCCAGTGCGCCAATTGGCCCAGTTACTCAGTATCTTTACACTCCAGCAAAAGATTTCCTGTGTAGTGGCTGCAAGGTCCCGCAGGTCCTGTTCTGTGTTTATATCGGGTCTCCACCATAGACATCCTCTGTGTAGATTCTGTCTCATGCGTATATATGGATTACGTGCATCCTGTTCAATGTGTACAATATCTGTACACACTGCTTTCCAAAAACGTAGAGGATCTCCTCCCTTGGCCAAGTCTGCTACTAGGTATTCGTCCTGCTGTGGTACAAGCCCCAGCCTCTGTGTCATAGCTGAATAGAACAGACCCAGACTGTGAGGATAGCGTTGACTGTGTATCTTTTTTAAACGATTGTTTTTACCGTGCCACACAGTGAGCGTTTCGAACTCACCTATGCTGTCTAAGCAGATCACAGCACAGTCATCATGCGGCTGTGTGTAGTAGGCATAGGCCGCATGACTGAGATGATGCTGAGTATACTTGACGGGTACTCCGTGTAGATATAGGTCAGTGAGATACTGTTTAATGTTGTTTTCTCGCCATAGCCATCCTTGTCCTGCCAACAGCTGACGCACAGTCTTAAGACCAGGCTGTTCATACCAAACAAACTGATCAGCATATCCATAGTTGTTCATTATGTGCTGTAGCATTGGTTCATTGGGATGTGGATCTCCTGCTACACCGCTGAAGTCTTTGGCTAATCCTGCCCACTTTAATTCGTTGCGGTCAAATACCGCAATGCTTGCGTCATGACTGTTGCCTACCATTCCCCATGTGATCATTTAGTAACCTCGAAATAAAATCCAATGTCTTTAAAAGTTTTCCCTATCATATCATTAGTTAGATATTTAGAAATTCCGATCATGCTTTTTGTAATTTTCTTATCTTCGTTAAGGCACCATCTTCTTATAGTACTGCTACTTATTATATTAATTTTTTCAGAAGCCTCTTTTACCGAAGGGAACTTACCAAATGGTGTTACATAGTAACCTTTAAATGCTGAGCTTTTTTCTCCTGTGTATTTTCCTCGTAATTTGTCGCCGATTTCTTTTCTTTTTGCTGTTGAATGTTTTTTACCGAACATAGGATTATTTTTACCTGCTTGTGCTTCTGACATTTTAGCTCGAGTTTCGATAGTACGTTTTAACCCTGTTCTAGATATGCTCATTTTGCGTTTTGTTTCCTCCGAGTGCGGTTTTCGTTTTTTTCGTGATTCTGATAATTTCTTTTTGTGCTGTTCAGTAAAACCGTGAGCAGCATAATGGTTATCACCGGAAGGGAAGCCTTTGCCCCCTGCCTGTTTATTATAACAATTTTTATCAGTTTTCCATAAATTTCCAAGAAGTTGTTCTTCTTTACGATAACATTCTTCCTCGTTATCAGTTTCAAACAACACTTCTCTAAGAAAGTTTTCGACTCCATACTTTGCAATAGCATTGTCAATTACACTGCTACTACCAAAATAAAAATCAAATTCTTTAGTTTTTACTTTATGCTTTCCGATATAGTATTTTCCGTTTACTAAATTTATAGTTTTATAAACAATATATTTTTTCATACATTTATTTATCGATATATAAACGGATCCCTCTTGCGCAGTTCTTTTATTCTTTTACGAAAGCGAATTTCTTCTCTAACTCTAGTGTAGGGCCATATCAATACTGCCCAGATCTTTTTTAGGTAAACCATTTTTTCATCCTTAGTCTAATTTTGAGGGTTGAGTCTTCTGCTGCACTTACAATTCTGTGCAGTGTATATAGTCTGCCATGCTGTGCTACACAGTCACTCGCGTCTTTACAATCATCAGGCCAGTCAGGCAAGCTCACACTCCATCCCTGTTCTATGGCCTGCTCTGCTAGACTTTTGCCATTGCGATCTCTGTCAGGCACTACTATGATCTTCTTGTTCAGTCTGTTCAACAGCAGGGCCTGTTGGTCATTTATGTGTGATCCACACAGGGCACAGCCTTCTATGTGTACAGCGTCTATAGGGCCTTCTGTTACTATGGTAAACACTTTGTTGGGTGTTTGCTCATCTAGTCCATACACAAACCCTGGCTGGCTTTCCATAAGGTATCTAGGATTTTTGTCACTAGCCACTGTTCTAGCAGTCCATCCTACAATACGTCCTTCATAGAGGAAAGGCACAATCAATCGATCTCTATAGGCTAGGCTAGGGCTCCAGTAGTAGTCAGTGTCATCTACATTGAGATTACGCTGCGACATGTATTCAAGCACACTCATACTGTACTTGTTGAAGTTGGTTATGTCTATGATCTTTACAGCGTCCTCAGGCAAAGGCACAGTATCGAACTTGGGCAGCGTGGGCATACCACGCAGGGCCTGTACAGATTCTATGCCTTCGTTTTCTCGCATCACTGCCAGTGACAGTTTGTTGATTACATCATCCGGCGCATTCATCCACTGTAGCAGACGTCGCAGTTTGTAACTGACATTGCGTCCAGGTTGCCATGAAGTTTTGAATCCACAGTTGAAGCAGGAATAACTTATGTGGTTGCCGCTGACAATCATGCCGCCTCTACCTCTTGTGTCAGCAGTGTTGCCGTTGTGATGGCAACACGGCGCATTTCCGGAGATCCATCCACTTGGAGTAGTTTTTGTTTTTCTTCCTAATTGCCAATAAGACAATATTATTTCGCAGATGCTATTTGTCAACACGAGTAACTTTCCACTTGTTTAAGTTTTTTTGTTCTCTAATAGTTATAGTGTCTTGGTATGATTTTCTGTACGCATTAAAAAGTTGCCAATAAGTTACGCCAAGTTCTTCTTTGTTTTGTTCCGAGAACTCTTTTAATCCATTGTCTGCATAATAGACGCCTCCTTCTGGGGATTCTATAACATAAGTACCTTGATGAGACTTTTTCTTTTTTTCTCGCGTTTCGTCACTGTCAGGATTAGTGTTGTATCTTTTCTTCTGAGCAACAGAACTATTGTGAGATTTTTGCTGTTTCTTTTCTTCGGTCATAGTTTGATACCATTTTGTTATAACACGACTAGCCGATTCGGAGTCTAACCCGTCGCCGCCATAAGTCATATTATATCCTTTTCCTAACGTGTAATATGTCAGAACTGTTTCGGCCACTACACTCATAATAAAAGTATAGTGCTAAATCAATGGTTTGTCAATCAGTTTTTAATCAGTATTTTAGTAACACTGTTGCTAGGATCAGAGTAGACTGCGAAACGTAGATGACTGAATACTCCGTTGAAGTTTACCGGAGCGGGTTCAGTTTCTGTGCCATCAAATTCAATTGTTTGAATAGTTGCCCAGTTTGTGGTTTCGTTTACTATATTGTCCAGAGTAGCCTGTACTGCTACTGTGCCCACATAGCTGTTGGTGTATATAGCTGCGGTGTGCAGTGCTTCGTTGCCGTTCAGTGCAGGCTGTGCGTCCACAGTTTCTGATGTCCATTCTTGTGTGTCTACACTTACACGCTGAAACGAACTTATGTTGTATGCTGCTTTTGGACCTGGAAAAGTTTTTACATTAACAAAGATTGTAGCGTCATTGTCGAAGTTAGAATGATTGTAGGTTAGAATCTTTTCACCCGCAGCGTCTACTAGATAGACATTGTATTTGAGATATTGTTGTTTGATGTTGAGTAGGTCGTTTTCTGTTACAGTCAATGAGAACAGTCCCTTAGTAGCACTGGATCCGTCGTCCTGTGTTATACAGTCTCGTTCGATTATGAGATTGTTGTTTTCGTCAAACGCTACAAACTTGGGAGTATAACTAGCAACATTTATAGGCCTTTGGTCTGCGTTCAACAGTCTAAACTGTAGTACGTTTTCTATTCCTTTATAAACTTGCACTTGTCTGCTATACACTGGTCTATACTCCACTATGAATCCTGCCACATCGGCTACAAGATTGATTCTATTCGATACTAAATACCTAGGCATTAATTGCATAGTAATATTTATCGGATCATGTTGACAAAAGAAATACAAGAAAACTTTCCATTCCTCAGCGTTGTAACCTATGGTGGCAACGAATACATCGGCATCATTATCAATCAAGATCACTCAGTAACTTCAATGTATGTGTATACTGATTTACGATCAAGGCCAGAACAATCAAAGTTCTTAGCAATGGGCGAAGCATGGTGGTGGGAATCAAATCGAATGATTCCCATTAATATTTTCTTAAAGAATGAGATGGATCCTTTTAGATATTGTATTATGACAATGAACTCAAAGGATGTAAGAGTAACCATAGGGCCCTGTGTTAATCTTAATAATCTGTCACTGAAACGTGTTAAGCGTAAGAGTGTACAACTGGTACGCCGTCCTAAGGATTAATCTGCTCACACAGTAGATTCATGTGTACTACGCATGCCACTGCGTAGGAGGTGCCGTGTGCCTTCTTAAAGTAATACGCACCATCCTCAGGCTTGATCCAAACTTCCTTTAGTATCTGATCCCATGTACAGCCCAGTAGATATCTCTTGGCTGGGCGTATCATAGCCAGCACCGCAGCCAGTTGTTCTACAGAACTAGGACAGTGTTGTCTGGTTACTGATCCATGTCCTTTTAGATGAAACAGTTGATCTACAAACTCGTCGTGCTTCAATAGTTCCCATATGGGCTCTCTGTTCATCAGTTCAGTTAGGTGTGCTTCATCTCGAACATCTTTGTATATGCTTACGTTGAGAAAGTCTAGTTTAAAATAGCCTCTGTCTTCTGCTGTCTTGTAGTCTATGGTGGCTAGATTGTCCAAAGGGTTACAGGGTATCTCTGTAACATAAACACCCGAGTTGTGTTTTTTTCCTGAGTCTAATCTAGCCACACGATGCTGTAGCTTAGATAATATTTGATCCCTGTTGGGAAAATCTAAGTCAATGTCCATTTATACTTTCTCTAGCTTTCGAGCCTTTTTAGTTGCCATGTCCCACTTGAGTCTGCTTACACGATCTTTAAAGGTTATGCCCTGTAGGTGATCCCATTCATGTAGATAGCACTTAGCACTGTAGCCTTCAATCTTGACAGTACACTCTTCTAGATTCTCATTGTAGAATCTAGCCAATATTTCTTTGGGTCTGTTTATTTTTACAAACACATTAGGAAAGCTTAGGCATCCTTCGACATCCGCTGTAGCACCCGAAGTGTACTGTAGAACAGTGGGATTGATACAGAGTGTGCTGTTGTTGGCACTGTCGCCCATTACAAACACCTGTGCGTCTAGACCAATCTGATTAGCTGCTAGACCTATACCGTTGTTGCTCAACATGATGTCTACCATTTGTTGTTTGACTTCAGCGGGATCAAATGTAAGGTTTTCTAAATCAACTTGTTTAACTTGCCGATCTAAAAATTCATTTGGATAATAGAGTAATTTCATAATTTACTTTCCTTGACAATTTCTTTTACTAGTTCTAGGTCTTTGATTTGACGTTTAAATCTCAGAGCCCAGTGTTCTGGATTAATCACATGATAGACCAATGCTAATTGTTCATCGTTGAATGTACTTAACATTTCCTTGCCTGTGCGACAGTTGAGTATCAGCCAAGGCGAAACTTTTCCATCTCTGATATCCCACACTGCTTTATTCGCACTTACATAGCCAAAGTAGTGATTCCACACACTGTTCTTTTCTTCAGCCCACAGCATCATGTTGTTAACGCTGCGTTCCAGTGCTGTGGTAACATCTTCTTTGAGTATCAGTTCAAGAGCATACTTTTCATACATTTCATCTCTACACCAGTGATCCAACTTAACTCCACTGGTCACTACATGGTCTATGTAACGCTCAGGATAAAGTGGCTTAACATTGCTAACAAAACTGCCGAATTTAACAAAAGCGTTATAATAAGGAGACTTCGTAAAATCTTCATAAGTTTTCTCTTTTTTCGTGCCCGCTGACAGCGCATAGAATCTTTGGAATGCGTAGAGACCATATCTTACTCTTTTCTCATCCTTTTGTAGCCAACGTCGTTTAGGCTCACACATGTGCGCTGCGAGAGTTTTCTCTCGCATATACCCGTTACCACAGTATTCACACTTGTAGGGCTTTTCAGAGTTTGATGTCAATGCTATGTTCTTCAGCCAGTTGTTTGAGTTCTTTTTTTGTAGATATTCTAGCAAGCAGTTCTACCTCATCTGTTTTCATATTGGGATAAATTTGTTCTAACAGTTTGACCGCAGCACTGTTGCCGCCTTCTCTCTTTTTAAAACCTATCCATGGGTGATATTCAATCTTGCCTGTGTTGCCTGACTGACACAGCAGTTGCCATTGCAGCTTAGGATGTCTTACACCTAGAACGTTCCAGTTTTTATTGTAGTATTCGTTGGTCTTAAAAACTGCTAGCTCTTGTTTTTCTCTAGAGCCCTGTACTGAGCTTGCGTATCTGTTCAACAACCAGAAGCTGACCTGTTTGCGTTCATCATCTGAGAGTTCATCCCAAACTGTTTTAGCACCCATGTCAACTGCGGCCAGTATATCTTTTATTGGTAATTTATCTGTCATAGTTATACTTTACTATCTCTTCTACCACTTTGTCAAACTCTTTTAGACGCAACATGTTAGCACCGTCGCTGGGTGCTGAGTCTGGGTCAGCGTGTACTTCTAAAAAGAAATTTCTAATGCCCAGAGCACTAGCTGCACGACATAGGCCAGGGACATAATCCCTATTCCCGCCGCTGCTACTTCCGAGGCCACCTGGCTTTTGTACTGAGTGCGTGGCATCCAAAACAATATCACAATCAAAATTATTAAGCATATAGTCAAGGCCGGTGAAATCAACAACCAGATTATTATATCCAAAACTAGTTCCCCCTTCAGTGATCCAAACTTCTTCTGCGTCTGCACACTTACTTAGTATTCCTGCTACATCCCACGGCGCTAAGAATTGACCTTTTTTAATATTTACAACACAGTCTGTAGCACATGCTGCTTGAATGAGATCAGTTTGTCTACACAAGAAAGCAGGGATTTGAATAACATCTACAACACTGTAAACACGACTGATTTCGCCAACAGTATGACAGTCGGTGAGCAGTTTATATCCTTGTTTTTTTAATTCTAAAAAGTCAACCATTGTTTTGGTAATACCGACTCCACGTTTACCTGTAATGCTGGTGCGGTTGGCTTTGTCATAACTGGCTTTGAAATAGTATTCAATGCCGTACAGATCACACACACGTTTACATTCTGTAGCTATTTCTAAACTTTGCTCATATGATTCGTGTTGGCATGGGCCTGCTATGATTCTCATACACTTGTTCCGCTAGTACGTCTTACTATATCATCGTGATTGAATTCAGCCCAGTATAGTTCAAATGCTACACCGTCTTCGACACCTTCAAACTGGTGAATCTTGCCGGGCTTGACCTGTGTAAAGTCGCCTGCACTTAGAACGGTTTCATCTACTAGCCCTTGATCATCTTGCCATACACGAACAATCATCTTGCCCGACTCTACAAAAAAGCCATTCCATTTAAATTTGTGCTCGTGTTCTGAACATTTATATCCTGCCTTAAATTCAATGCGGTGAAATTCAAGAACACCGTTGGCATGGATCAGCTCTGTGGCTCCCCATATTTTACCAGCGCGAATTCCCATTATTTTTTCTCCTTATAATAACAATGAATAATCTATTAATTCACATTGCCTGCTGATGTCTTTTACAAAATAAGCACACAGTGGTTTTTCGCCTTTGGTAATCGGAACACTGAGTAAATGTCCATTACGCATCTTTGGAAAGAACCATTTTACGTCTGTGTAAAAATTAGTAATTTTAATATCACCAAATTCTGTTTTAAAACTGCTTAGGGGATTAAAAAGAAATGCTTCAAATCCTCTGTCATTCAAACTGGTCAGTGGCAGTATCTCAAGATCGTTTGCTGATTCACTACAGCCCACAGCCAAACTCCAATCCACAGGCATAGTAACTTCTTGTCCGGCAATTTCTAACACCATTGCAGGAGCATTAAAACTTTCTAAAAAGATCAAGGGTACAAAAAAGAAATCAGGGTTCTTTGGATCTGAATTGTCTAGTACGCTGAATCTTATGTCTTCGTCTATTTGATCTGGTAAGTCGTCCAGATCAAAGCACTGGTTTTCCAATGTTAATATTCTCATTTATTATTTTTTCCAATCCACTTTTTCAATAGTAAATGGGTACTGTGCTTCTTTATAGAACTTTTTACGTTCAGTTAAGTGGCGCTTCGCATACTTGCATGTTGATGTCAAGTCCCATATTTGTACGAAGTCTTTGTCCTTTGCCTTTCTTACGCCTCTACCAATACTCTGAATAACTCTAACAAAACTTTTTCCAGGCTCGAGAAGAACAAGATTAAAGATACGAGGAATGTTAAGACCCACAGCGGCAACTCCATAGGTCGCAATGATAACTTCGTTAGTACCTTCGCGTATCGTGTCGTATGTTTCTTTCCTAGCCTTTACCTTAACAGCACCGCTGATAAATGTGCTGTTGGGTATAAGTTTTTGTAGTTCTTCGCCTGCTGTAATTCTGTCTACCAGTATTAGTGTGTTGCCTGATTCTTTGATTGTGTTTAATAATTTGCCTAGGTATTCTATTCTATCTTGATTTGTAACAAGATACTTTAATTCTTCTTGATAGCCTCTGTGTGCTACTGTGTCAATCAACTGTACCACATTAACGTGACACTGTGCCAACACACCTTTGTCCTGTAGTTCCTTAGCACTGATCTGTCCAATCACAGGGCCAAGGCTAGCATGAATTGATTCAAACTCAAACGGCTCTTTGGGCACTGTGCCAGTCAGTCCCCAGCGAATAGGAGCATTGCGTAGGTTGCGAGTCAGTAGGTTCTTAAGCACCTCTGCCTTGGCTTGATGACAATTTGCAACAACAGCATCATTTGCAATATAATTATGATCATTTTCAATGTGTAAATTGTAAACTTCTGGTAGGTTACTAATTACTGTTTTCTTAATTAGTTTCATATAATTTCCTAATTTTATTTTTTGTATTATCGTCAAAGTTGTCTAAGTTAGTAGGAGGCTTTTTGTTAATAAAGTATTCTTTATTTGCTATTATAACAGCATATCCGTTAATTGTACACCATTCTTTTGCAGCATTAATCTTTGCTTTAGTTTTTTCGTCATACATTAGTTCTTCTGGCTTTACTTCTATTAATGTCTTTGTATCATGATTTACAAAGTCAACAATGTAAATGTGTTCTTTATTATTATAAACGTAAGGAATTCTGATAGTTTCGTATTCTGCATCTTTATCAAAGTATTGGTATAATGCTTCCCAAGAACTTCTATATTTTTTATTTTTATAAAATGTATCCCAATGCGTATTTCTATTATTTGAGTTAGGAGTAAAAGTACCGTTTAATATTTTTTCTTTCATGATATTACTACGATGAAGTTTGTCTTCGGCTGACATAATTGTTCCATACATGCCATTTTTTGAACCAGTGTTGGCTGCACTAATCTTTTCTTTAGTTTCGGCTAGCATTGTGTATGCATACGGATAGTCGCCTTTTGTTCCTTTGTTCCATGGTATTCCTGTATTTAAATTGTGTTTTATTATTTCTTTATGCATCAACTGGCAATTAATTCCACCTTGCTTTGAGGTAACACTTCTTGCTTGTTTTTCTGCTGCAATACGAGTAGATTTGTGTATACTATAAATATCATCAAAATTTTGTCTCCAACAATTGTGTCCAGTTAATACTCTTTTCTTACACAATCGAACATCTTGCTCCGAAGTTAATGATAATCCGTTTGATAATTCAATTTCTTTTCCTGTTATCTTAACTGCATATACAGTTTGATTAGCTGTAGACAATAAACTATTAAACTTATTAATATCAAATTTTTTCGCCATAAATACCTCTCCGTTAGCTATATGTATTTATGTCTACAATTTCTAAATCTTCAGTTAATGCATCTGCTCTAACCCATCCATGATTAGTTAAAAATTTATGGTTTGCGGTGACTTGTATTATTACCCCATTATTAAACTCTAGTTCTAGCATTTTTTCACTATTGCTGTGAGATAAATTTTTATGAACTCTAACAACTGTATCTTCTTTGTATTGCTGTGTTTTTTCACAAAGATTTATTACTTTGTCGCCGGGGATTAAGTCCTTGATGGCAATTTTACCTAACGGAGTAGTAACTAATGTGTCGCCTGCAAGGCATTCATCAACAATAACGGTGCTCACACCTTCTAAAAATTCAGCCAGTGATAGTACGGCTGCTCCGTCCTTGTGCCTTTTGTCTAGAATGTTTAGACTTTGCCAAGTACAGATAGTGTGAGTCTTACCCAGTTGCTTTCTGTCTCCGAAATACACCCCTACGTCGAGCCCACAGTTGATGTAGTCTTCTTCAGTCTGTTCAACAAGTGATTTGTTTGGAACAATAACTAGACTACGACCATGAGGCTCGCTTATGTGTGAAAGTGTTGCTGTGGTAATTGTTTTGCCTGCGCCAGTAGGAATCTGTTGTAGGCTTTGTGGATGGGCTAGGAAGTTGTTGATTGCTTCAACTTGATAATCACGAAGCATAATAAGTTCGCCCGCATCTGGGTGTCCTTTGGGCCAGCGTATATCTTGATCAGCCCAATAGCGTTCAGTAACTGGAGCGAAGTTGATCTGTATAGGGTGTCTACGATCATCTATGTCAACAATGTTTACTTTGTTTTTTGTTAGGATGTCAACAATAACATCAAGATGATTCACATAGCCCGAACCGCCGATACCAAAGAACGCAACCTTGCCGTCCCAGCGTCCCAGCTTATACTGAGGCATGTGTTTAGCATAAGGTACTTCAAACTTGAGAGCGTTGGTCAGTTTGCGTCTGATGTCTACGTCTAGTCCTTCGAATTTAATGTTAACTTCATCTTCAATAATTAATTTACAACTAGCCATAGTATTGTGAGTATCTCCGCATGGGGCTTATCATATCCTCTCGATACACTATGAGATCACATCTATTGTGTATGTAAGAGTCAACGGTTCGATCTAATCTGCTGGTGTAACCAAAAGTTACACAGGGTTGCCATTCGCCACTGATCAACAGCTTAGGTAACTTGTCACTACTAATGTATACTATTTTAGTATTGCTGTCAACCCAATTGTTTAGCCTGCGGTCTTTAACCAACTGATTAAATCCGCTGTCGCCATCTTGTCTAAACAGCACACTCTGTTCTTCATTGGGTAAAATGTCTCGATAAAAGTTCGCCATCTCATACAGCTGATTTTCAGCATGAGACTTTTCCAGCACAACCAATAGAGGAAATCTTTTTAGATTATGAAGTGCCAATAAGATATCTGACAGTGATTCTTCACTGGGTTTACTTTGATAGGTTACATCATTTCTATAGGCAATCTTTTCAATTACAGACGAAGCATCATTGTGGTCAACGTTTACTATGCCGTATCTAAATTTTCTGTCCACATAAAACAACACAGTGTCAGCATCGAATGCGCCAACTTCACTTTCAGCAATTGCCTTTGCTCTAGGGTGAATATTTTTCAGTTCGTTGTTATAGATGCCCGGAACGTAGTCCTGTTCTCGACTGCGAATGTCTAGAATCTTTTCAAATAGGTCAACCAATTCTTGATCGATTTTATAGCTTTTGTCTTTGAATCGAGAAAGCAGATTGTAAACATTATGTTCGTTGTAAACAAAATAGTGTTCGTGACTACCTTTTTTGTGATGATAATCTTTGGTGCTGTTGATTTGATCAATCAGTGCTATATCAGATTTTTTAAAAGGAAATCTAATTTTAATGTATCTACAGCGTTCATCTGCAGGATAAGGAATACCTTCTAGATGTTCTACAACAGTGATATATTTGCTGCGATCAATTTCTCTCAGAGGATTGCGCAGTTTGCTAACTGCACGTTCAACACCAATGATGTCTTGACTCTCAAACTGAATTTTATATTTGTCTAGTTTTTCTTTCATAAGACTGTACTGACGATCTGTCAGCGCAGTGCCTCGAAATACTTGCCTAGCAATGCTTTGGATCAAGCTGCGATCGCTGGTTTCTATTGTAAATTCAAGATCATGCTTCTGGAGCCCTGTAAGGATCTCTAAACAATCTTCTACTGTGTGTACGCCTATTTTCTGCATACACTTAATATAACTTAAAAAAGACGTGATGTCAACTGGTTAAGTGGTATGCCTTGAGAAATTTCTTCCACTGTCCACTCTGTGTGAGCATAGTCGTTGAGCCACTGTGTTCTATCTGGCTGTAGAGGGGATTCTATGTCGTGTATAAAGTCTATGTCATTAGCCGCGTCGTACGCCAACGAGCTGGTGCCTACAAACGCTGCTACGCCTTCTAGTACGCTGTGTATGCCCGGGTTACTGCTGTAGCTCACAGTGGCCCTAATATTGTCAAAGTTCATATCAAAATCATCATAGGTTCCTGATAGATGTTGAGGGTCTTGTCTATAAACATGCTTCAGTCCTCTTTCTATTTCAGGCAATCGGCATCTAGGGTGCGGTCGAAATATTATAGGACGATCAGTGTGAGCACGTATTTCGTCATATGTTTTTAAGAACCAGTTGCTCATACTGGGTTGACCTTGCCATTGTAAACTTTTATCGTGCTGACCGCATATGAGAATATATTCGCCGGTACTGCGCCAAGGTTTTAGTTCAACACCTAGCGCCTGCGCTCTCGTTCCATCATTACCACCATCATTGAAGTAGGCATCTCGGTTGATGCCATTGAGCCCCACTTTCCACGTTGTGCCTCTTTTGATTCCTCCAACTTCGAGTACGATGATTGGTTTCGCTCTACTACGGCAATAATCCCACACACTGCGGTTGCCAGCCATTCGACCATGAAATAGAACGCTCCAAATAACATCAACGTCGGAATCGACATGATTAGTAGAATCAGAAATAACACCACCACTGCTAACAATACTGCGACTAAAGGCATCAAAAATAGGACGTGAATTAAGCGCACCGTATTCTCTCCATAATTTAAATCTTTTGCCAGTAAGGTTCATTTCTATGCCCCATTAGATCTTTACGTTTGCTTGCGCCTTCGAACTTGCGATCACCCTTCATATGATCCATCCATTGCCCCAGCTTTGAATTAATCAGTGGATGGCCGCCGCCGCCGGTTTTAGCAGTGTTGGTTAGATATATTTCTGATGAATAATCCAACACATTAGGTGCTGTACGTTTCATCTGCTCAAGTATAGTACCAAACACAAAGCTGTCGTGCCATTCTTCCAGAGTGAAGATTCCCTGTTCTGCGTTCTCGTACATCTGTTCAAATTTTTGTAAAAATTCTTGACACACAGGATCTTTTAGATTCATACCGTAGAATCCACACTCTGGCCAAGTCTGTGAACCTCGGCCTCTGGCCACATAGGTAATCCAACTGGTATTGGGCAGTAGGTCAGCAAAATCTTGATATTCCCAATCTGAATGAATAAAGCTGTCTGCGTCCATCCATACACACCAATCTTTTGATCTTTCCGCAGCATTAAACACAGCATATACCTTGTTGGCAAACCTCACAGCATCCCATTTAAATTCTTTGTTCCAGTCTCTTGGTCTGCGTTCTGGGAACGGACATTTACCATTTGCTTTGGGTACATCCTTCCACTGCTCCTTAAATTGATTAAGCTTAGGCAATGCTTTTTTAGCATCTAATATTTCTATACGCATAGGGTCAGGATTGTCAGGGACACAGTCTTCAGCATAGACCAAAAGTTTAATTCGTTTGTCTACATGTTTAGCAAAGCTGTCTAAAAAGTTTTTTCCATAAACGCCGTAATGTTTATTGTGAAATGTAGTTACTACTGTGATATGTTTGGTCATTTTTTTGCCCAATTCCTTAGATGTTTCCAAGCAGTGCCGTCTTTGAGTTCAGTTAAACTCCAATGCATCTGCGCCATTTTTTGAACCCATAGTTCTCTATCAAATTCTCGAATGTTTTCTAGTTCAGATAAATCATGATGAGCTACTTCTGCCGCTTGACTGTGTTTTGGATCAAGTACAAAAGTAGGTACACCTTCTATTGCTGCGGCAACTGCTGGGCTTGAATTATAGTTTATTACAGCATGTGCTGATTTAAAATCTTGTAATATATTTTCGTTATGGCTGATAATTACGTTTGGCAATCTGTATCTTGCCAGTGCTCTTTTGTGAATCAGTACATTCTTATCGCCGGGGTGAAAACGTATTATGATTCTTCTATCGCTGTATTTTTTTATTTGTGTTATGGTCTTGACTAACCACGGTAGCAGTTTATTGTCGCCCATGCTCCAGCCGCCGTCACGCTGACAGCAGATTAGTATATCCTTTCCTGTACGCTGTAACGGTTTGAGACTTAATCCAAGATTCTTGCTTATGGTATTCCATCTTTCAGGATTTGGCGTATGATTACAATATTCACCTGTGTTTGGAAAAATACCATCATAGCTGTATCTTAGATATCCTTTAGTGTTGCCTGTATCTGTATATAAAAATAAATTCGAATCGATAATTATTGATCGTTTATTTTCTCGTTGTTGTTTTTCAAATACATTTTTTCTTAAACTAAGATGAGGTTGATTTTTACTACCAGGATGTACGAATCCTTGAACAACAGCAACATCTGCATCAACAGTATGATAATCGCAAACGATTGATCCTTTGTCGCCACAGGCCCAAACGCCTTCGATAAATCCAACAATTGTAGCTGGTTTTTCGGGGTTTGTATTTCCTGGCGGAATACCCATTAAATAAGATGCAACAGTTAAACTCATTTAATATCGCTCCTTAATATTTTCCAAGCATCTCCGTTTTCCATTTCTTCTTGTGTAAAATGTGCATAAGAAAGATGTTTTAGAAAACAATACATTTCATCTTCACTAGGTAATTTGGGGTCTTCTATATGTTCTATATTAGTTTCACATATTAATTGCGCTGCATTGGGTCCCAGTGTTATTGCTGGTTTTCCTTCCATAAGTGCTTCTATTGCTGCTATGCTGTTATAGGTAATTAAACAGTGTACATCGTCAGCTAATGCTTGTTGTATTGTTTTTGTACTAACCCGTTCTCTTCTAATAGGTTTCATTCTAATTTCTATTGGTCTGTCAGTAAGAGTTTTTAATTGTGCAACTAGATTGTCTGTCCAATTTGCTGCATCTAGTTGATTGAACATCTTCATAACTTTATCACTAGGAGGACAAATTAAAATTTTTCCGCCGGACGTAAAAGGCTTATAAATTTCCTCCCAAGGTCCTAATTGAGAGATAAGTCGTCTGTCATCTCTAGAGATTATTTCTTGCATATTTTGTAAAGCATTATGAGTTATTCGATGCAAAACCTTATGTTTACCGTTTCCAAAATAACCAGTGTCAATAGCATAAAAGGGTCTGCCAGTTTCCCAGCAGCGTTTTATAGCTTTTTGACTTCCGCCGCCTAGCCCTCTAATAATAAGCACATTGTCGGTATCTTTTTCTTGTTCCCATGTAGACTCTATGCCATTGACGCCTTGTATAAAACTACGTAGGTAGGGATCGTAGTTATACCCTTTACTCTCATAATTAAATGCGTCTTTGCTAGATATTGCTGCTACTTTACCCATTCATCATCGCCTGTAGTTCTTGCTTCCATAGTTGATTAAAATCACAATCTCTGTAATTCTCAAACCATGGGCCGCCTTCGGTATAGTGTATCAGTTTGGGAGTTTCGATATCGTCGTACACTCCTACTAGATAATTCCATGTGTGATCAAGTTCACCAATCTCTTCATCTTTGAGCCAACTGAATCTGTGTAGGTAAGCGCCGTTGATTTCGGGATCGTTTACTAGATCCTGTGTAAGTTTTTTATTGCTAGGATGACCGCAGTTGATCAGCATAACACTTGACCAATTTTTACGTGGATACACAGTTTGTTTCTGCCCATCCATCTTAATGCCTTCTTTGGGAGTATAGTCATGTTGTACACATATCACAGCATAACGATCATCTGCTTGATCAAACAGTTCTTTTATGTCTGTGGTAAGAATCATATCACAGTCTATAAACAGTGCCCAGCCTTCAAAATTAGCAAGTTCAGGTATTAAGAATCTAGTAAACGTAAATTCTGTGCTTGCTAGTTTATCAACTGGACGAGTATACCAGCCCTTGTCTCTCAATTCATATTGCTTGAGTGGACGCACATCTGCCTTAGGTTGTCTAGCAACGATGCTGTGCTTACACACTTGGTAAGCAATATCTTCTCTACTGTCCCATCCTACAAATACTTTCATTAATCTCGCCTTTCAATGTCTTGTTCCGACAGTTCGCTGCCTATCCAAACTTCAATAACTTTTGCAGTGGTATTTCCTGTATTTACAGCCTTGTGCCAAGTAAGTACGGGAATGTCAATACTTGTGCCTGCTGTATATAATTTAGTCTCAGTATCACCGTTCGGATACTCTAATGACATCTGTATATTGCCCTCGACAATATGCCAATGTTCACTGCGTTTAAAATGACGTTGATCACTTAGTGCTTTGTCAGCATCAAATTCGAGTCTTTTAGTTGCCCAGCCTTCACCTTGATCCAACACAGTATATCTACCCCAAATACGTTCAGTAGTAGGCTGACTCCATTCTTTGAGTATCCAACTGCTACTATTCTTTTTGTCTGTACCGCCTACACCGTATACAAACTCTACACCTGACTGGCCGTAGGTTAAAAACTCTGGGGTATTGCTGCTGCCTCGATCTCCGCCATTGGCAAAGATCAACTGCCACGTAGTACCTTTAGTACTCAGTACCTGCATGATTGCAGCACATGCTGTGTTGTCATCGTCATTAAATCCAATAACTTCGTCAACACATTTTAGTTCTTTAATGATAGCTGCACGCTCTTCAAACGGCATAAATGGTCTACCCTTTTTACGAGTAAGCCATGCGTCTGAATTTAAGCCGACAACTAAGTGATCGCCCAATTCTCTTGCTGCTTTAAAATATGCAATATGTCCTGAGTGTAGTGGGTCGTATCCTCCAGTGCAAAGTACAACTTTCATTTTTTAATAATCCTTCCTTTTATATATCCAGCTGGTACATTATCAGGAAAGAAAGTCGAACACTCTTTTGTTTCAGGATTATGATACCAAGACTTTCCTCTTTTTCCGTTACCGGCTTTATAACGACTTTCCGGATCTTTCATTTGCTCTTTTGTTATTTTTTTACGCAACTCAATCTGTTGAGGATCTTCAAATTGTTTTTGATTTGCTATTTGAAGTTTAGATTTTGTTTTTTCGCTGTGAGTTTTTCCAAGCATAGGAGGATCTTGAATTTTTCTTTTTTCCTTCATTAAGGTTCTTACTTCATCAGAGTGAGTTCTTCCGTAATACGGATTGTTTTCGCCTGTTTGTGATTTACC